TGTGGATATTCCTAAGGATAAACTTAGAGAACTGCTCTCTGATGGTAAAACAATAAATTGGATTGCTTCTTACTTTGAATGTGATTGGTCGACTGTTAAGGCGAGGATTTACGAAAATCCAGAATTATTGGAGGGAGAATATTGAGACCAAAAACATTGGGTAGGCGCTTAAGACGTCTGAGAAAAATCAACGGAGAAACGCAAAAAGAGTTTTCTGATAATTTTGGAAGACATTTTAGAACCGTCCAAAATTGGGAATTAGACCACTCAGTTCCAGACGTGTTTACAGCGATGGCGCTGGCTGAATACTATAATATGAGTGTAGAAGAATTAGTTGATGGAGAAGATGACTATGACAAAGAACTTTAAGGTATGAACAACGAAACGGCATTGAAAGAGTAAAACTGCACATGGAAGAAGCTAACTGTGATGAAGAACCGCCTGAAGATAAAATCGAGGTTGCAGATGTTGTATCTAATAAAGAAGACAAGCAACGCAAACGGAAATACATCACGATGAAAGCGGCGGCATTATGCGGATTGTGATTACTATCATTTTAGTTTTGTTGATAAAATTGTTAGGAGGATGAAATGAATAAGCAAGAAGCAATTGAACAAATAAACTACATGGACACGTTGAACATTAACGATAAGACTGTATGTCAACAAGTTGAGATGGTCATTAAAAATCAAGTATTAGATATCATCAACCAAATCGGCGAACCGCAGAAACCAAAAGTGCCACATTTTGTAGCCGACTGGTATGAAGAAAATAAAGATGATTTTGAACGGAACTTGTACAACTTTTTTCTTTTATTCCATGAAGGACGATTGCAAAGAGACCTGGACGACTGGTTCACTAATAATAGAAACAAACCAATTGTGACACTTGTTAAGATGAATCTTTTCGGATATGAGGTTGAGAAAGAGAAGCTGTATCTCGCTTCTTTTAGAGACACAAACCAATATCTAGGTTGGAATGAGAAGCTAGGTGAATGGTTTATGTCTTGTAGTCCTTTTACGTCAGGCGTGGAACAAACACAGGAGGTGTGGGAAGGTGTTGGAATTTGGAATAACCCAGCGTTTGAAATTAAAGAGGTGGAAGAATGAAGTATGTAATCGTAATGATCTGTATAGTAAGTGTGACCTTTGGAACATTGCTAGGATATTTTACAAACAATCGGTAACCCACAACGGTATCTGGCAAGGTTCGAGTCCTTGCGTGGGTATTCAGAGAGGTCTCAGAATTGGAAGATGTTTACCTGAAATCAGGGAGCGTAAAGCTTTGAGGGTTCGACTCCCTCCCTCTCTATTAACCAGAAAAAATAAAAAGAATAGAGGTGATTAACACACTCTTTTGCACACTTAAAAAAATTATTACATCGCTGGCTGGGTTCATCTGGTTACTCTGTCGGGAAAATGAGTTAGCTTTTGCTGGCTCTTTTTTTATTTTCCAGGTAAATTCCCAAATACCAACAAAGCTCATAATATCAACGTTTTTTTATTTTCCAAGTAAATTCCCAAATATCAAAAAAAAGTTTAAAAAAAGTTTAAAAAAGTGTTGACAATATGTATTATATGTATTATAATATATATATAAGATAAAGAAAGAGGAAAAAAACATGAAAATCACTAACAAATCAGAACTTTTCAAAGCAGCATGGAAAATGTTTAAAGCTAACAAAATCACTTTTTCAGATGCGTTGAAATACGCTTGGAATATCTACAAAACATTTCTACGTAACGAAGCACACAAAACTGAAAAAGTTTCAAAAGAAGATAAAGAGCTTGGTAAAGCAATGACATGGGCACGCATCAAAGTAGCCAAAACACCTGTAAACTGGGATTTTGACGCTTGGAAAAAATTCGCTACTGAACACAATTCAGAAGGAACAATTTGGCAACTTGCTGCTAAATTCGCACGTATTCAAGACAGTGAATTCCGTTCTTTCTGCTAATAAAAAAAGAGAGGAAAAAAACAATGAACGAGCAACTAACACCACAACAACGAGCTAACAAAAAATGGAACGCAAGAAATAGAGAGCACAGAAATTATTTAACTAAAAGGTCAACGTCTCGTGGGTTTATTCGCAACAATGCCACGAAAGATGATTTACTTGAATTACAAGAACTTATCAAAGAAAATTTAAAAAAATTTTAAAAACTATTGACATATTGTAGTATATATAATATAATATACTTGTAAGATAAGTAAAAAAAAGGAGGAAGACAATGGATACACTGAAAGAACTAAGAAAAGAAAATGGTGAATATCTGTGGAAAAAATTAAATCATATTTTGATTGAAAAAGGAATGACAAAAAAAGAACTTGCGGAAAAATCAGGAATTAGTCAAAACACAATCCAAAATATTCGAAATAGTAAAATCTCATTTCGAAATATGGTCAAAATAGCTGACGTTTTAGAAGTCAGCTTAGATGAATTTAGAAAGGATAATACATGACACATTTAATTATCACAGTCACAGTTTTAGCGTTCGTTGAAGTAATTACATTGCCATTTGTAGGCAAGAGAGCTAAAAAAGCACACACAGAAGAAATTGAGGAGGGCACACATGAAAATCTATGTCAATAAGCACAAAGAATTGATTTTAGCGCCAGAAAAATATGAAAAATACGGCGGTGTAAGTAACGAAACCATGCAAATCAAAAGCGGCGAATTTACAAAAGAAATCGAGAGAGAAGTAAACGAAGCGATGCAGGAAATTATAGAACGCTGGCAACCGTTTCTTGATAGCATCCCAACCGAGGAGCTCTTTGCCGAGAAACAAAAACAAATTAGAACGCTTAGCGATTACGAAACAACGTTGACTGACTTGTTAGAAAAGAAATTTAACGAACTATAAGAGAGGTAAAAAAAACATGAAGTATACCATTTACTATTCAGTGCCTTGCGACACCCACCGTTTTAAGATGGTTGCAAAAGACGAAGAACAATTGGCAACATTTGTAAAAATGTTAACGGACGAAGACGCTTACGGAATCGAAGTTGTGCCTGAATATGTTTAGCGAGGGATTAAAATGGGAGACAAGAAATTTTTGATAATGTGGAAGACTAAGATAGATGATGGGTATATTGACGAACGACAAATTGTCTGTAATTATGAGCGTTCAGCCAACTTTTTGTATGACGAATTAGCTAAACAAGATAAAACAGTTTCTATCGAATTGGAGTGTTTAACAAATGAATAAAAAAATATAGACTGACTTATACGCTGCACACTGAGCTAGGCGAGCGCACTTGCGTTGAAACATTTAGATATTTTGAGACAGTGCTGCAAGTTTTGAGAAATTTAAACAATCATTGTAAGATAGAAAATGTTAAAATCGAGGAAATTTAGATGAAGTTTTACAAACTATTAGATATTGAAACAAGTGAATACGTATACATTAACCCAAAACACATTATTTTTTATATGCGCACCGATGACGGTGTTCTTATAGACATCGGCTCTAACCAAATCTTGACACTTGAGGCTGATTTTGAAAACATGATGTTCCTGGAAGGCGCTAAAGAATGGTGAAAATTAAGGAGATTTTGTATTGAAAATACTATCTATTGACCCGAGCTCCAACAAGGCTACAAAATCAAATACCGGCATCGTACTGATTGAAAATGGCAAGCTACTAGACCACTGGTGCTTATCGTTTGGCGTAAAAGGGTTCAGAAAGTGGTTTGAAGATGAATTCAATAAAATAAAATGTGATAAAGTTATTTTTGAGCACTTTGAAGCCAGAGACAACTCAAAATCTAAGGACAATTCTGTACTGGAGACAATAGCTGAAGTACAAAGACTGATACCATGCGCCGAACCTTTCAGGAACGGAGGTTATCAGACTGATGTACCTAACGAGCTATTAAAAGCGCTCGGACTTTGGAAGTTCGGGGAAAGCCACCACAATGACGTGAGGGCGGCAGCAAGATTGGCTTTATTTTACGCTATGAGGTCAGATATTGAAGACTTTATAAATGGAGTAGGAGAATTATTGAATGAAACAGTTCAAGGCTCGTAAATGGCAAGAAGAGGCGATAAAGCGTTCAATCAATGACGAGAGAGGAGGCATCTTTTTAGAAGCGGCTGGGGGTCGCGGCAAGACTTTGTGCGCGCTAGAAATCGCTAAACAAAGGAAGGCTAAGAAGGTCATTGTTGTAAATAACAGGGTGAGTATCCTGAGCGGTTGGGGAAAATCTTATAATGAGTTTGGGTACGATAAGTCGTTTGAATTAGTAGCACTTACAGATAAGAAGCTTTCTAACATCGTCAAAGAGGGCTCTAAAATGGCTTGTGACGTGCTTATTATTGACGAGTGGCAAAATGTCAGCTCGAAAAACTGTGTCAACGCTTATAAGAAAGTAAAAAGAGGGTACACAATCGGCTTAAGTGCCACACCAATTAGAAAAAAAGGGCAGAACTTTTATCCACTTGAAAAAACCCTTTGGAAAAGAGCAAACCCGAACCGAAAATTTGATTGGGAACTGGCTCACGGGAAAATGGTGTACGATGCGTTTTCATACTCCAAAACCAAGTGGGCGGATTTTAGAAACTATGAAAGTTATATTTCTAATTTGCCAAACTTCATGCGGTGGGAAGAAATAGAAAAAATCGAAAATGCCGAAGAAAACAACGGCTTTAAGATTAAATTTTTCAAAAACACGCTACCATGCGCCAACCCTGATGCATTGAAAATGCTGAACACTTACAACGTTGTAACCAAGAACGGGAAAACAGCGATGAGTAAGCTATCCTTTGGCAAAACAGCATTTGAGCGGATTCTTAACCAAACGGGCTTTGATATTGATTTTCCAAAATTAACAGCGGTCAATGAAGACACGCCGCTACTAAAAGAGGTGGACAGGCTTATTGCTAAAGCGCCGCACGAAATGCTTATCGTGACTAAAAGCGTTCAAATAGCGAATATTATCAAAGAGAGGAATCCACAGATTGGAATTTGGACTGGTACTACTAAAGAGCTACTTACTGCACCTATTGTCGTTGCTACGGCGCAGACGCTAGGTGTTGGGGTCGATGGGCTTCAGGATAAATTTAAAACACTTGCAGTCCTTGACCCAGTAGATGAGAACAGTGGGGAATATGACGACTATCGCCAATTGCTTTGGCGAGTGACAGGAAGCCGTCAAAAACATGACGTAAATATTATTGAATTTTATTTTTCGGAGGTAACGAGTGTTAACGCTGGATGAAAAGAAAGTGCGAAAAGGGAAGGCTATTGGACTTCCTTATCAAGGCTCTAAAAAGAAAATCAGCAAGAAGATTGTAGAGATTATCAAACAGAATTTCGGCACTGATAAACCAATTTATGATATCTTCGGTGGCGGTGGCGCAATCACTGCTGAATGCTTAATAAATGGATTAGATGTACACTATAATGATTTAGACGAAACAATAACAGAAATGTTTAAAAAGGTTATTTTATCAGATAGGGAATACTTAAAGACACTCATTATAAGACGAGAAGAATTTTTCAAGATTAGAGACAAACAAGAAAAATCCGTTAATGATAATTTAAAACTTTTGGTTAATTCTTTTGGGAACAATAAAATAGGATACTTATATAGCAAAGAATTTTCAGATATTAAATACAACTTAGCTATTGAAATAATTAAAAACCACGATACTTTCCGCGGGTATAAAAAAACAGACACCTATAAGAACGCCTACCGTCCGTTTGATGTTGGGAAAGTAGATAGGACTCAAGTTTTAGAACAGTCACAACGCTTGCAGCAATTGGAGCAGGTTCAGCAATTGGAGCGGATTCAGCAACTCGGACAATTTGAACAACTTGAGGACTTAAGAGTAACAAACCTAGACTATAAAGCTTTTTCTAGAGTAGAAAACGCTATCTTATATCTTGACCCACCATATGAAGGAACAACGCTCAAAGGATATTCAATAGATAGATTTAACAGTCAATCATTTTATAATTGGGCTTATGAAATGAGTAAGAAAAACATTGTTTTAATTTCAAGTTATGAAATATCTGACGAACGTTTCCAATGTGTTTACGAATTTAAAAAATCCAAGTCGACACTCGCCGCACAAGGTTATGGCGACAAAACAGAGAAATTGTTCATGGTGAAATAAATTTAAACTTTTTTCAAAAAAAGTGTTGACAAAAAGAAAAGTAAGTTGTATAATTAGTACATAAAACAAAAGGAGAAAAAACATGACAGATGAAATTTGGAAACCGATAAGCGGTTATGAGGGGATATATGAGGTTAGTAACATTGGTAGGGTTAGGAGTTGCGACAGAATTGTTACATACAGCAATGGAGCAAAACACAAGTATAAGGGGAAAGTGTTGAAATCAAGAAATAACACTCACGGATACTCATATGTAACTCTTTGCAACAATAGAGGACATAAAACTGCGACAATCCATCGTTTAGTTGCTACAGCTTTTATCCCTAACCCAGAGAATAAACCAACAGTTAATCATATCAATGAGATTAAAACTGACAACCGTGTAGAAAATCTAGAGTGGATGACTATCAAAGAAAATAACAATCATGGGACACACAACGAACGCATGGCGAAAACGCAAGGAAAACCAATTCAACAATTCACTAGAGATGGTAAAATCGTAGCCGAATTTTGGAGCATACACGAAGCTGATAGAAAACTCGGAATAACTTTCAAAAATATTTCTGCTTGTGTACGTGGAAAACGCAAGACGGCTGGCGGATATATTTGGAAATACAAAGAAGAAGTAGTTAGAAGTTAATAAAAAAAGAGGTAAAAAACATGAAAGAAGTTTATAAAAAATTGTTAGCAGTCCAATCAGAGCTTAAAGCGCCAAAAAATAAAAAGAATAATTTTGGTAACTATATGTATAGAAGCTGCGAAGATATATTAGAAGCCCTTAAACCTATTTTAAAAGAGCATAATGCAATCGTGCTATTAAGTGACGAGATTAAAGTGAGCGAGTGCCTTTGGTCGTATGTTGTTTCAACGGCGACATTCATTGATTGCGAAACAGGCGAATCTGTCAGCGTTAAGGCGATGGCTAGGGAAGCGGAGCAAAAAAAAGGGATGGACCACAGCCAGTCAACTGGTACAGCATCATCTTACAGTCGTAAATATGCGTTAAATGGGCTTTTCCTTATCGATGATGCGGTTGATCCAGATAGCGACAGCCACCAAAAGATTACTGGCGGGGGGTCACAAGGTTCAAATAGGAAGTTCTCTAAAGACGATGTGACAGCTCTACGACTCGACTTGGTTAAATTAGCAACCGCAACAGGTAAAGACGTAAACGAGCTAGAGAACTGGGTGGCGCAACGGATTGGAGTTGATAACTTTGAGGCAATCAACCAGTCTAGCTACGCAAAAGCGAACGCACTTGTTAAGCAATTGATGGTGAAAGCTGGACTGTAAAACTGAATTAAAAAGGAGAATAAAAATAATCATGAAAGAAATTTGGAAGCCAGTTGTTGGGTATGAGGGGTTCTATGAAGTATCAAACATTGGCAGAGTGAGGAGCTTAGCCAGAATCGTTGAATGCAATGACGGCCGCAAGCGTAAAATAAAAGATAGAATACTCAAGGGCTCTAGTTACAGTGGTGGTTATTCCGGAGTCACTCTTCACAAAGACGGTTGTACAAAATCCGCTAATATTCACCGTATTGTCGCCGAAGCATTTGTTCCTAACCCCTTAGAAAAGGAAGAGGTGAACCACAAGGACGAAAATCCAAGCAACAATCACGCAAGCAACTTAGAATGGGTGACTCACAAAGAAAATTTAAATTACGGCACGCGTCAAGAACGGGCGAGAAAGGCAATAGTTGAAGCACAAGGCAGGGCAGTGCGGCAGCTATCTATAGATGGTGAGCTAGTTGCAGAATACGAAAGTTTGTCGTCGGCTTGTAATGCAACAGGCACTCATGTGTCTAATATAACAAAATGCGCCAAGGGTGTATACAAAACAGCTGGTGGGTACATTTGGAAATATAAAAACGAAACAATGGAGGAAAAATAATTATGGATATTCAAAACCGTGGATGGATCAATTTTAATGATCAATACAACAAAAAGACTAACAAATTTATGACAGCAAGTATGTCTTTTTCAAATGGGAAAGACGAGCAAGGCAATTGGGTGAATGGCTACATTAACGTTGTTGCTTTCGGTGACAACATTCCAAAGCTAGAAGCCTCAATCGGTAACCTTGTCGAGGTTAAAGGGCGCTACTCTCACAAAAAAGCTGACGGAAAAGGAGTGTACCCACAAATCGCCATTACAGACTTTTTGACAGATGCTGAAACAAATTCATTCGGTAATCAATCAGTTGACATTTCAGACCTTGATATGCCGTTCTAAAACAGTAATAAGAGAAGTAAAAAAACTTCTCTTTTTCTGTGTTTACTATTGACCATCAGACACAATATGTTGTATAATTTAATTACAAAAAAAGTTGAAAGAGGTTTTTTTATGTTTGAACTAAAAGAATTTAATATAAGGATTTCGCTATATTCTAAGGGATGTGAAGAAGCTTTCAAACTGTTCTTATTAAAAACTATGAGCTTGTCAGATGCTAGAACAATCGCTGAAGCACTTAAAAAGTATTACGATGCAGACTACTCGACAACTGAAATAATTTAAGAATAGCAAAAAAAATAAAGGAGAAAAAATTATGGAAAATATGTTACATTTTGCACTTGGATACGCACGCAGAGGCTTTGACGTTGTTCCGTTAATACCAAACACAAAAAGACCTATGCAGAAGTTCGCAGATAGACCACCGATGACCGAGAGCGAGATTGTAGAAGTTTGGACAAAAACACCGAACGCAAATATTGCTCTGAAAACAAGGGACTTTTTCGTGATTGATATTGACGTCCACGGTGAAAATAATGGCTATCAATCGTTGAAAGAATGGGAACACGTCAGAACAATACCACGCACCAGCCAAGTCTTGACCGCCAGCGGTGGGAAACACTTGTTTTTCAAAAAGCCAGTCGGTTTTACAATGCCGCAAAAAGTGGATTTTTTAGATGGTGTCGACATTAAGTTCCACGTCAATAATTACGTAGTAGCTCCGCCAAGCGTGATTGATGGAGCAGCTTATAAATGGGACTTTGAGAAGTCTCTTGAAAATCTAGCCTTTGCAATGGCTACAGAAGAATTTACCAACGCTATCAAAGAAACAGCTGGAATTGAAGACGATAAGACACGATACACAGGCGCTCTCAGTTGCTTCAAAAGAGACGTTCCCAAAGTTTCTAAAGTAACCCAAGCTGTCAATGAGTGTTTAAAAGGTTTAGGCGGTGAAGGAGCTAGGAATAACACGGTGGCAAGTTACACTGGAAAACTCATTTCAATGGGGATTGAAAAAGAAATCGTTGTCTTATTAGTCAATGTTATGAACGACAAGAGTCCACAACCACTGAGTGCTAGGGAGCTGCACACCACGATTGAGTCTATGTACAATACAGATAGAAGATACAGTAAAAAAAATTAAACTTTTTTTCAAAAAAGTGTTGACAATGCCCAAAAATTTGATATAATATATATATAAAGAATAAAGGAGAACCAAAAAAAATGATTAAACAAGAAACACCTAAAGAAAAACGTTACACAGTTGAAATTCCTAACCAAACGCCACCAGAACACTACGTATTACGTAAATACGCAGAAGGTCAAGTATGCATCTGGTGCTTTGAGTCAGACGACTGGAAAGGTTACGAGTGCTATCAACTAACTGAAGCAGAAATCAAAAAAGACTTTGCATGGGCTTGGAAATATGCCGAAGAAGTGAAATAACGAATAAACAAGAATAAAGGAGAAAAAACATGAAAGAATTTGAAGTAAAATTTATTAAAAACGGAAAAGAAATTGACACTTTTATCATTGATGCAGATAACATTGAAGAAGCAAAAGCAACCGCCGAAGACCTAGCTCATGCAGATGGCGTTTGGAGTTACGACCTCGAAATTAAAGTATCGGAGGAGTTTTAAAAAATGGGTGAAGTAATAAAAATGGATAAAACAGTAAATGGTACAAGTTTAAAGTTGGATAAAAACGGAATTCCAGTAAGTAACTCAATATACAACGTTAAAACATTACTTTTAAACGCAGACGTATTCGCTGATAACCTAGCATTTAACGAGTTCACACAAGAGCCTGAGGTTATCAACGATTTCTATTTAAATGGCACTTTGATACCTAAAGGTTCAATCAAGCCAAGTTTTGAGGATATTCTTTCTGAATACTTTGAGACAGAGCTTGATGTGGTATTTAAACCAGCTGCAATCACTGGTGCGCTTAATATCTTTTGGGACACTAAGAAGTACAATCCAGTTAAGGATTATATGGAGCAAGCTCTTAAGGTTTGGGACGGCAAGGAACGACTAAAAACAGTATTTAATTACTGGCTAGGTGCAGAGGTCAACGAAACCACGGAAACCATTGCAAAAGTATTTTTCACAAGTGCAGTTGCTAAAGTTTACGAACCACTCACTAAAGTGGATACAGTCCTAGACCTAGTAGGAGGTCAAGGGGTTGGTAAGACTTCATTTCTATCTAAAATTGCCCGCGGCTGGTACACGTCAAATGCTGTTAGCTTTACAGATAAGGATTCTTATAACGTCATGCTTAAAGCTTTAATCGTGAACGATGATGAAATGACAGCCTCAAAAAGAATGAGCTTTGACGAAACAAAAGCATTTATTTCTAAAACCGTTTTAGAGTTCCGAAAATCTTATGACAGACGGGGCGCTTCATATGCGAAGAACTTCGTTATCGCACGAACAACAAACAATATTGAATACTTAAAAGACAACACAGGCGACCGACGTTTTATGCCTATCCTAGTAAACCCAGAAGAGCAGAAGAAGCACCCAATGAAGATGGAAGAAGACGACATCATCCAACTGTGGGGTGAGGCTGTTTCTCTTTACAAAAACGGGTATGACTTAGATAGTTTCGACAAACTTGATGAAAAACGTATCGAGTACCAAGAAAGCTTCAAATACATTGACCCGATGGTGGAAGAAATCGAACGCTACCTTGACTTGTTGCTTCCAGAAAATTTCAGCGAGCTGAATATCACGCAGCAAAGACAATTAACACAAAGCCAGCTTTATGGATTTAGATACCAGTTGGTAGAAGACGGCACTTATGAGTTAACAACCAAACAGGATTTTATCACGTTGAAACAAATCGCTTACAACGTATTCAATAAAGAAGCGACAGACAAAAAAACAATCAGCAGAATCAAAATTTGGATGGATAACAACCCAGAATTCAAGAACACACGCAAGTCAGTCCATGGTTCACTAGTTCGTGGCTATAAACGAATCAAACAGTAATCAAGAATAAGTATTCATTTATGCATTAAAATGTATAAAAATATTACCATATAAGTGGTGGTAATCGTAAAAGTTACCACCAAATACGTGGTAATAATTTAACTTTTTTGTGGGAAAAACCATGTAATTACCAGCAAAATGAGAAACATACCAGCTTACGTGGTAACATCACAAATCCAGTTGTATCAAGGGCTTAGAGCATTTCTGTAAAAATACCTTACCAGCTTACGTGGTAATCCAAAAATGCAGTAATATCAAGGGTTTAGCTATATAAAATATATAAATTACCATTAAAATAATATAATATAATATATTTTAATTATTATATTTAATTATTATATATTAATTTTATTTTATTTATATAGAGAAAAAATAGTGGTCATGTGGTCAAAAATAAAAAATATGCAAATATACAAAAAGGAGAAAAGACATGGATAAAATGATTGTGATAACAGATGAGGAATATTTGGAACGCTGCTGGCAGGCTGAGGCTTGGAAAGAGTTAGCTAAAGTAATTACGAATTACACCTGGATTGCTACTGACGGCAACTTGGTTAGTATGCAACGTAAAATTACACGCACTAAACAGTATTTAAAAAACCGTATCTTAACTGAAAGCAAAACAAGGAAACTAACTGGTGAAGAGTTTAAGGAGCTTAACGAACAAATCAAATTAACGTTTGCCATGGAGATTGACGAGCAACTGGGTAAAGCAACACAATTATGGCATTACAACAAGAAAGCTGATGCAGCTGGAATTTCGGACAAGGAACGTATGGAATATTTCGTGGACAAAGCGATTAAAAAAGCCGAAAAATATTTTAAACTTTTTCAATAAAAAGTGTTGACAAATTAAAACAAGTTAGTTATAATATATTTATAAAGTAAAGCAAAGGAGAAAATGAATGCACCTACTAGATAAAAAGCAGTATCAAGCTATCTTGATAAATTCGATTAGTGATAAGGACAGGTTCAAGTTTTTGGTAGAAAAAAACACCTTCAAAAACTATACGGGTGAGCCAGTCGGGAAAGCTGTAAAACTGAGAGCCACTATAGACGTCCTAGAAACGTTTATAAGCGTCGTTAAGCAAGGAGACGTAGATTTTACCGCGGAAGCAAAAGAGGGGCTTAGAGAGCTTCTGAGAGCCTATAGAAGCGATTTAGAAAAAGTACGTGATAGGAAAGAATATTACAGAAACTATTATAAAGAACATAAAGAGTACTATCAAAACTATCACAAAGAACGTAGAGAACGCAAAAAAGAGGGATAAGATGGATAGAGTAACAAAAAAATTCTATGAAGCAATGGAAGATGTATTGCTGCAGTTAGTTTTGGATGATTATGACCGCAAACGTTACCGATGTGCTAAAATCAAAGGATTAATGCCACCGTTCGATATTCTAATCGAATTACTTGATTATATCCCAGCCGATATTGCACTGGATGCACTTAGAGCAAAATCGGATCGCATTAAGCCGGGGCATGAAACGGAAGTGTATTTATACGCTATCAAGAAATTTGACACAGAGGAAACTAAACGACTCCGTAGGCAGCGCCGCAAAATTGAACGCGCTGAAGGAATTGAGCGTTTAGAGCTAGGAGGGTAGAAAAATGAAATTTAACTGGCTCTTCGCCCTCTCGGTCTGCATAAGTGTAGGTGTGCTTGGAGCTAGTATGTACGCTGGATTTGAGAGCGTTAAATCAAGTTACGCACAACAGGTTGCAGACTTGCAGGCTGAGTTGAAAGAGGCAAAAGCAAAAATAAAAAAGCTGGAGGATAATCAGATTATTGTTTATCAGACGGATAGCGAAGATGACAACCCATAAAGGTATTTAGAACCGTTCAATTCGGTTCATGGGTATAGCCTAGAATTTAAAAAAAAAGAACGGAGGAACTCCTTTTCTGTTTTCTAAAAGTACAAAACAGTCAGTTGTCACTAGGCGCAAGCTGGCGAGGCTGATTAAAATATCAATAACAGATAGTCATTTCTAAAAGTGTTACTTTCTACAATCTAACGCAGTTCTATCAGTCGACTGTTATTATGCAAGGCGTGAATCACGATAATTCTTGCAGGTCGTGCGCCTGCCTGCAAAAGAAAAAAAAGCCCTGCTTACGCAAGGCTTTTCGTGGTATGAATACGTTAACATTATTATACCACATTATATCACGAGGAGCTAGGGAATGGGGAAGGCATCACAATTACTTGACGAACTTAAAAATCTAGACGCAGACATCCAAAGCAGAATTGACGAGGTAAGAACGCTAGAGGCTGGTTTGTTATCTAGCCCTAAGTGGTCAAGCGACAAAATCAAGGGCGGGAAACCAGTAAAAGTCGATGATGTTTATGCGCAACTTATTGTTTTAAAAGAGTCAATCGAACAGGATACGAACGAAGCTATCAATCGTAAGCTTGAATTAAGCAGGCTAATCAATAAAGTTTCTAATCCAAAAGAACGTGCCATTTTACGTATGACGTACATTTTGAAACAATATCCTGAGGACGTTATGGAACATTTAAAAATCAGTCAATCAACTTATTACCGTTTGCGCAAGCACGCTACTGAAGAAATTGATATTTTTTTGGAAGCGTGAGAATAAATGAGAACAAATGACACAAAAAAAGGGAATTTGAGCGTGCATGAGGCTATAAATGTGTTATTATGGTATTGTCAAGAAATGAGGGGGAGGCACTTATGAAGTGTCTGCCTTTTTATTATGTTTGGAGGTGATGGAAAATGGGATGACAGAAAAACAGAAGATTTTTGCCGATGAGTACATCATTGACTTAAATGCTACAAGAGCCTATAAAGCTGCGTATCCTAGCGTTAAAAAGGATAATGTAGCAAGTGCAGCAGCATCAAGAATGTTACGGAATGTTAATGTTAAAGCCTATATAGATGGGCAACTCGAAAAATTAAAGTCTGAACGTGTGGCAGACCAGCAAGAAGTCTTGGAATACCTGACAGCTGTCATGCGTGGTGAAAAGACTGAACCGTTGCTTGTTTTGGATGGTGAAGGCACACAGAAAGTTGTCAATGCTGTTCCACCAGTTCAAGCACGAACTAAGGCAGCTGAGTTACTTGGAAAACGTTATAGGTTGTTTACTGATAAGGTTGAGTTAGATGCAACTGTTGAACAGGTGGTGTTTGAAGATGACATCAGTTAAGCTTTCAAGTTTGATACCGCCAAAGTTTCATGACGTCTGGCGTGCTAGTCTTAATCAAAGTATTCTACATGTTGTTTGCGAGGGTGGCCGTGGTTCTGGTAAGTCATCAGATGTGGCACATATCATCATCCAGCTGATTATGCGCTATGCTGTCAACGCTGTGTGTATTCGTAAGACAGATAACACACTTGAGCAGTCAGTTTATGAGCAGTTGAAATGGGCAATTAGTGAGCAGCAAGTGACACACTTGTTTAAGTTCAATAAGTCACCACTGCGGATTACATACTTGCCACGAGGGAATTATATTGTCTTTCGTGGTGCACAGTATCCAGAACGTATTAAGTCGTTAAAAGATAGTCAGTTTCCGTTTGCGATTGGGTGGATTGAAGAATTAGCTGAGTTTAAAACTGAAGACGAAGTTAAGACGATTACTAACTCATTGCTACGTGGTGAGTTGGGTAGTGGTCTTTTTTATAAGTTTTTCTATACATACAACCCGCCGAAACGAAAACAAAGCTGGGTTAACAAGAAGTACGGTACACAGTTTCAACCAGCTAACACATTTGTTCACCATTCGACATACCTTGATAATCCATACATCGCTAAAGAGTTTATCGAGGAAGCCGAAGCAACCAAAGCTAGAGATGAGCGGCGTTACCGTTGGGAATACCTCGGAGAGGCTATTGGCTCTGGTGTCGTCCCATTTGATAATTTACGCTTTGAAAGAATACCAGATGATTTAATAGCTAACTTTGATAATATTCGTAACGGTCTTGACTTTGGTTATGCTACTGACCCTTTAGCATTCGTTCGTTGGCATTATGACAAGAAACACAATGGCATTTACGCAATTGACGAATATTACGGTCAAAAAATCAGCAACCGTCAAGCTGCTAACTGGATTAAGTCGCGAGGTTATCAGTCAGACAGAATTGGCGCAGATAGTGCTGAACCTAAGTCTATTGCTGAACTTCATGGTGATTTTAACCTACCTAATGTGTACGGTGTTAAAAAAGGTCCTGACTCGGTTGAATTTGGTGAACGTTGGCTTGATGATTTGGACTTCATTTGTATTGATCCAAAACGAACGCCAAACATCGCAAGAGAATTTGAAAATATTGACTATCAAGTTGACCGTGATGGTAATCCAAAACCAAGATTGGAAGATAAGGATAACCACACGATTGACGCAACAAGATATGCGTTTGCTGATGATATGAGAGCGAACAGCAACATGAGAGAAAAAGCTAAAAAAGCAAGCTATCTATTTTGAGGTAACATATGGTAAAATTTTTATCTAAAACAAGGTTCAATCCACACAGTAACGACCAAATCATCATGCTAACTGAAGATTATGAAAGCATCGATTTTGGCTCTCAAAAATGGATTGAACAATTAAAACAATACATCAATACACATAAGCTACAAGTTGCGCGTTTAAAAGAGCTTAAGCGGTACTATTTAGGTGATAACAATATCAAGTATCGTCCTGATAAAACAGATGAATTTGCGGCCGACAATCGTATTTCAAGCGACTTCGCAAAGTACATCACAGTATTTGAACAAGGTTATATGCTTGGAAATCCAGTTAAGTATACAAATGAGGATAAAACGCTTCAAGAATTGATTGATGCATTCTCTGAGCAAACAAACGAGGCTTACCATAATATTTTGATTAAGACTGACTTGTCTATTTATGGGCGTGCTTATGAGTTGTTAAATCCTGAAGAAGATGAAAACGGGAATGTCGTTTTAAAGCTATATCATTTAGCGCCAGAGCAGACGTTTGTTATTTATGATGACACCTACCAGCAAAAATCGTTGTTAGGTGTCAATTATTACGAAGTTGACTACGGCATGGGTCACCGTAAAACGGTAGTGCGTGTCTATTCAGATGACACGATTTACACGTATGTTGATGACAATCAGGATAAGTTTGGTCTTCGTTTAGTTGATGAACCAGTACAACATTATCTTAAAGGTGTTCCAATCAACGAATTTAAGAATAACGAGGACCGCACAGGCGCTTATGAGTCAGTACTTGATGACATTGACGCTTACGACTTATCACAATCTGAACTGGCTAACTTTCAACAAAATAGTAATGACGCTATTTTGCTAATCACTGGTAATCCTTATACTGGTTCGGACGACAACGATTATCTTGAAGATGGTCGTGTTAACCCTAACGGGCGGTTAGGGGTTGCGATTGGATTTAAGAAAGCACAAATTGCAGTGCTTGATGACAATCCAAATCCTGGCGGTTCACAGCCAGATGCAAAATACTTAGTTAAGCAATATGACTCAGCTGGTGCTGAAGCATACAAGCAACGTTTAGTTAACGACATTTTACGTTTCACATTCACACCTGACATTCTTGACAACAATTTCAGTGGCATTCAATCTGGTGAATCCATGAAATATAAACTCATGGCATCTGATAATTATCGCAGCAAACAAGAAAACTTGTTCAAAAAAGGGCTTATGCGGCGGTTACGCTTAGCGGTAAACATCTGGAAAGTGAAAGGCAATGAAGCAACGAATTATCAAGCTATCAATAAAACTGCTGTCATCTTTAGTCCTAACTTACCACAAAACGATGCTGAAATTGCAAACATCGCTAAGTCGTTGTTTGGTGTGGTAAGCGACCAAACGGTTTATGAGTTGCTAGAACAAGTAACTGGTATTGATGCGGAAGATGAATTGAAACGTCTGAAAGCTGAAGAACCACAAGAACCAGAACCACGCTTTGACGTTGAGGTAAATGCTGATGACGAAGAGAACAGCGAAGAGCCACGATAATTATTGGCAAAAGCGGACAGAAGATATCATGCGCTATGTTGATTCAACTGATATCAATGTCTTTGAAGAATTGCAAAAAATATACATCGAGCATAGCGCAGAAGTTCAACGTGACTTGTTTGCATTTGTAACAAAATATGCTGACGATAACAAAATAAGCTATTCTGAAGCTCTACAGCGTCTTAGAGGTGTTGACCTATCAGATTATCAAGCTAACGCTAAGAAGTACCGCAAACAGGCTGAGAAAGACCCTGAATTGCTCAAACGATTAAATGAGCAATACGCCAGCTCAAAAGTCACGCGCTTTGATGCCTTAAACCTTGAGATGACCTATAAAATCGGTGTTATGCAAGGCATTATTGAAAAGTCGTTCGAAAACTATTTAAAATCAACCGCCAAGTACGCTTACAGGAAAATTATGGGCGGCAATGGTGGTGCATTGAACGAACCAGCATTAAAAGAGCTTATCAATACTCCTTTCAATGGTTACAACTATTCTGAGCAGGTTTGGGGCAATACAGACACTTTAGCTAAAGACTTAAGGGAAGTTTTAAAGCGTGGGTTTATTCGTGGTGATGATGTTCGGAGCATGGCTAGTGAACTTGCTAAGAAGTACAACGTAGCAAGAGCACGAGCGCAAACACTTATCAGGACAGATGGGACGGCTATTGTCAACCGCTCAGCTATCAAACGTTATGAAGAGTCTGGTTTGGAATTCTATCGTATTTCTGTACAGATGGACAATAGAACATCACAGATTTGTAAGAGAATCCACAGTGAAGATAAGCGTTATAGAATTGATGAGTTTGAAACGGGTGTCACTGCGCCACCATTCCACTACAATTGCCGTTCTGCTGTTATTCCTGACGAAGAAGAGCTGGAGAACAAAAGCGAAATCAATAAAATATAATAGTTTTGTCCAAAACTGCTTAAGACGTTAAAAGATGCAGGTTATCAGTCTAACTCAGACTTAAAAACGGAGGTAGCCACATGGCAGAAGAAACAAACACTGAAGTAGTTGAAACTGAAACAGTCGACAATCCAGAAACTACTGAGGCGGATAAAACATTCACTCAAGATGAACTTGACCATATTGTCCAAGAGCGTGTTAAACGTGCAGTGGCCAAAGCACAAAAAGACGCTGAAGACAAAATTAAGCAAGCACAATCTGAAGGTGAGCGTTTAGCAAAATTGACAAAAGATGAACGAGCGAAAGAAGAGGAAGCTAAGCGCTTAGCAGACCTCGAAGCTCGTGAGAAAGCAATCGCAGTTAAAGAATTGCGTATCGAAACACAAAGTCTTTTGTCAGATGAAGGTTTACCAATTGAATTTCTTGATGTGGTCATGGCAGATACTGCAGAATCTGTTAAAGACAACATTGCAAGTGTTCGAAAGGTATTTGATGAAGCTGTTGAGAAGCGCGTAAATGAGCGTCTGACGCAAGATAAGCCACGCCGTGGAACAACAGCGGGGGCAATGAGTAAAGCTGAAATTATGGCTATTCAAGATGCAAATGAACGTCAAAAACTCATTGCAGAAAACTTGGAATTATTTAGAAAGGGTTAATCTATGGCTGCTGAACAAAAACTAACTGTTATGAACGACTTGGGCGAAATCAAAACAATTGATTTTGTCAACAAATTTAGTACTAATATCTCTGAACTATTGACACTACTCGGTGTGACACGTAAAGAACCGTTGTCAGCCGATATGAAAATTAAAACTTACAAATGGACATCTGATATTGACCAAACAAGTGTTGGCGAAGGTGAAACAATTCCACTTTCTAAAGTGACACGTACGGCTGATAAAGAATATCAAGTTGAATGGTTTAAAAAACGTCGTGCCGTATCTGCCGAAGCGATTGCACGTCATGGTGCTTCTGTGGCAATTGACCAAGCAGACCAACGTGTTATGCGTGAAATTCAAAACAAAATCAAAACCGATTTCTTTACTTTCCTAAAAACAAACCCAACTAAAGTTAATGGAACAGGCTTGCAAGGTGCGCTTGCTCAATCTTGGGGCAAACTTCAAACATTCTCTGAATTTGATGGCTCACCAATCGTGTCATTCGTAAGCTCACTTGATGTAGCTGATTATCTTGGCGATAAGGCAGTTGGTGCTGACGCATCTAATGTGTTTGGGATGACATTACTTAAAAACTTTTTAGGTATGCAAAACGTTATTGTATTGCCAAACGTACCACAAGGTAAAGTTTACTCAACTGCTATTGAAAACCTTGTGCTTGCTTATCTTGATGTGAACGGTTCTGACCTTGGCGGAATGTTTGCTGATTATACTGACGAAACTGGTTTAATTGCTTCAAGTCGTGATCGTTCTCTTAACAACCTTACATACGAATCAGTGTTCTTTGGCGCTCTTAAATTGTTTGCTGAAATTCCTACAGGTGTTATTGAAGCTACAATCAAAGCACCAGCCGCTGCACCTGGTGCAGGAGGTGGAGAAGGAGGAGCAGGGTAACCTAGATTATGGACAAAGCGTTGATTTTAGAGGAAGTTAAACTTTTCAAAGGTATTCCTGCTAAAGATACAACGCAGGATAAATTGATTGAACTAGCAATCAATGAAAGTGTTGACCGTGTTTTGGCTAAGCTCAATGAGTTTAGCGAGGACGAGTTAGCAGAAATTCCAAATCGTTTAACTTTCATTATTCGAGATGTAGCTGTTAAACGCTACAATCGTTTGAATTCGGAAGGTGCTAATGCTGATAGCGAAGAAGGTCGTTCTTTTAACTGGGATAAGTATTTAGATGAATACGAAAGCACATTGAGGAGTGCTGCAATTGGTCGAAACTATCAAGCGAAAGGAATTACAAGGTTTATATGATTTATAACAAGCGTGTTATTTTAATCACTGAAACGACTGAATCTGATTTTTTAGGCGATAAAGTCGTTAAAAAACAATCTGAGCCAATTCCTTGTCAGGAAGACAATTTGACCAATGCAGAACAGATGGGCATCTTTGGAAAATATAACCTTGATAGCTTTAAACTGCACTTACAAGGGCACTACGATGGTTTTTCTGAAATCATCTACGATGGTAAAAATCGCAAAATAAAGGGTAAAAAACATCACAAAAATTCAACGGTGATTTACATTTGAGTATCAAATTCAAAGTGAGCGGTGTTGACAGGATGGTTAGAACGATTGCTAATAAAGGAAAGCAAGCACGTATCGCTACAAATCGTGAACTGGATTTATCTAGTAAACGAATTGAGCGAATGGCAAAAACAAAAGCGCCAGTCGATACTGGAGCACTGAAAAATTCAATTTTTTCAGCAAAAGCAGGAAAACTAACTTATAAGGTCACCGCACCTCAACATTACGCGGTTTTCGTTGAAAAAGGAACTCGAAAAATGCGAGCACAACCATTCTTAAGACCAGCACTTGACGCTGAGCGACCAAAACTACTCAGTAATTTACGCAAAATATACGAAAGATAGGTGATATATGACGACCTATTCACCATCCACTTTATTTTTAAAAGAGCTGCACGACAGATTGGAAGTGTTAGCTATTCCAATCTATTTTTATTTACCAAAACCTGACGTTCTAGAGCCTTTTATTGTGATTGGGTCTAATTCATCGGACACATCTAAAACGGCTCAAACAGGGGCTATTATTGAAGATATTACGGTGAATATTGACATCTTTTTAGATGGCTCAAGCAGAACCGATGCTGAGGAAGTTAAAGCAAAATCTTTAAGGGCATTAGGACGTAGAAACGCAACAGCTAACATTATTCCAGATGACAGCATAGGGCGTGACGTGTATCACGTTTCTATTACTGTATCTGATACTATTTATTAAAGGAGAAGCTACTACATGGCAGGACAAATTACAGTAACAACTGCTAAGCCATTAGCAGGTAAAAAAGTATTTTATTTCATTCAGTCTATTCATGCCGACCTTGGCAGCGCTGCAATCTTACCAGCTTATCGTACTGACGGTACTTTAACACTTGGCGCTGAGTATTCAGACGAACAAACACAACAAGGGCTTTTGCTTGATAAAACAAGCACTAGCCACGAAATCGAATTAACAACTAAGTTCGCACCAAAAGACCCTTCAATTAAAATTATTGAGCAAGCGAACGATACAGGAGAATCAATTAAGATTTGGCGTGTTCTTGTCGATGAAAGCTTGAAAACGCAAACAAGCGGCACACCTCCAAAAGATGTTTACCCTGCGAAGTTTGGCTATGCTAAGATTGGTGATATTGAATACAGCGAAGGTATTGAAGATATTATCGAAGCTAACTACACAGCAACAATTGTTGGCAAGCTAAAAGATGGTACATTCCCATTGACTACCGCAGAAATCGCTTTGCTTGATGAAGTTTACGAATATCAAAACCCAGGCGAAACTAAGGGTGATTACGATAACATTCAAAGAGGCGAAGAATAACATGTCGAAGGTTGGATATTACATCCAGCCTTTATTTTTTAATTAGGAGATAACTCACATTATGGAATTTAAAGTAAAAAATAAAATCATTGAAATTAAATTTGATTACCGCACAATGTTTAAAGTTGACAAACAGCTTGCAACTAAGAACAAAGAAACTGGTGCAAGCAACAACGATGGTGTCGGAACATTGTTTAACAACATTCTAAACCGTAACGATGAAGGTATCGTCGATTTAATTCTTTTATCAGCTAACAAAGCATTTAGTAAAGCTATCTCAGAAGATGATGCTATTACAGCTATTGAAGATTGGCTGGTGGAGCATGACGCTGCAGATACAGAAATTCTATTTGAAGAAATCCAACAAGAAATGGTTGACTCTGGTTTTTTCAGAAACAAGATTTTGAAATATATCGAAAACTTGGAGACAGCAGTCGAATACATGAAAGCCCAAGAGGACAGCGAAGCGCTTCAAGTCGAAGTCACAGAAAAACTTATTGGCAAGATGAAAAGCGCACTATCTTAACGGAGTGTGCACGTCTTGGCTTAACAGACTTAGAAACAATCTACTCTTGCAACAAGTGGGAGCTTGACGCAATTTTAGAGGGTCTTCATTACAGGCAAATTGATTTTCGTGAAAATCTTTCAGAGCTTGCTATGGAAATGCGTTACACTATGAACGCTAAGCGTGCTAGTGCCAATAAGCTTAGCAAGAAAAAAGACAGAAATAAAGTCAAGCAAGCCTTTCATGCAAAAGACAATAAGCAAACAACTAACACTAGTCTTGCTGAGCGTCTGCAGAAGGTCAATGACTATTTCATGAACAGATAACACAAAAAGACAGAAAGGAGGGGGTTATATGGCAGAATTTGATGGTTCAATTTATGCATATGTCGGCGCTGATATTGCTGATTATCAAGCGGCAATGAATAAGATTACAACTGCAACACAGCGTGCTTTTGAGAAAGCACAAGATGCAGCTGTGAATAGTTCTAATCGTTTAGTCCAACGAGTGGGTCAAATTATGGCGCAGTTGGCAAACAACGGGGAATCGCTTGGTAGCCGTTTAGGAAAAGCATTTAGCACAGGCTTAAACTTGTCCATTGGTGAAATTCAACGTATAGCTTCATCGATTGGTGAAAAAATACCTCAGCCCATAAAAAATGGGTTTAATACAGCTTTGGCATCTATTCAGAATAGTGTCAACTCATTAGCTAATAAAATCCCTCAGCCTATTCAAAATGCTTTTACAAAAGCAACTAACTCAGTTTCTAACTTTGCTACATCGGCGTCTAGCAAGGTTAGCTCAGCGTTTAGCACGATTAGTTCAAAAGTAAGCAGTGCTTCAAATACAATCAGCAATTCTTTTGTTGGGAAAGTAGGAAGCAGTCTTACTAGCTTAAGTAGTAAAGCTGCAAGTGTTGCGACTAAAATGACTAGTTCGCTTGGCTCTGGCTTTTCAAATTTGTCTAGTAAGGCCACTACTGCATTAAACGGTATTAGTTCAAAAATGGGAGAGCTGGGAAATAGTATTACTAAAACTACTATGACAGTTACAGCTCTCGGTGCGGCATTCGCAGTTTTCCAAGGGTTTAAGGCTGCAGTTGGTGGTTCAATTTCAAAAGCAGCAGAATTTGAAGAAAAAATGAGCAATATAAAGGCTCTTACTGGTGCTAGTTCTGAAACAATGAAGCAATTTAATGCTGCTGCTCAAAAAGCTGGTGCGGATACTGCATTCTCAGCTAGTGAGGCAGCGGATGCCATTGCTGAACTGAGTAAAGCAGGAGTTGATACATCGGCTATTTTAAATGGTGGTTTGACTGGTGCTCTTAACTTAGCCACTGCTGGTGAGCTTAGTTTGACGGAAGCAGCGGAAGTGGCTTCAACAGCGCTTAACGCCTTCAAATCTGATAATTTAAGTGTTACCGATGCAGCTAACCAGTTAGCGGGTGCAGCGAATGCTTCAGCAACAGATGTTCACGAGTTAAAATACGGACTTTCTGCCGTTGCAGCGGTTGCGTCTGGTGTTGGTATGTCATTTAATGACACAACTAACGCTCTTGCAGTCTTTGCCCAAAACGGTTTAAAAGGTTCTGATGCTGGTACATCTCTCAAAACAATGCTTTTGAACTTGTCTCCGCAAACTAAAGCTGCGACAGCTCAAATGCAACAATTGGGCATTATTACTGCCGATGGAGCTAATAAATTCTATACAGCAGAAGGTAAGCTTAAGTCATTTGGTGAAATCTCACAAATCTTACAAGATAGCTTGAAAGGTTTGACTGCTGAGCAACAACAGAACGCCCTTAAGACAATGTTTGGTACTGACGCCATTCGTGCTGCTAACATTGCTATGAAAGAGGGTGCTGCTGGTGCAGATGCTATGCAAGCTGCAATTAGTAAGGTAACTGCAGCGGATGTTGCTAAAGAAAAACTTAATAACTTAAAAGGTGCTGTTGAATATCTTAGTGGTTCATTTGAAACATTACAAATTAAAATTGGGACAGCGTTTTTACCAATTCTGACAAAATTAGTTCAGTGGTTAGATAAGTTAGTTAGCAAATTTAGTGAATCAGCTGGATTGCAAAAGTTCTTAGATTCACTAACAGCTTTAGAGCCTGCTCTTGACCATGTTTTGAATGGTACTAAGTTAACAGCTGACCAAATGTCTAAAGTACAAGATGCCGTAAGTAATCTAACACCTGCCATTTCAGGGTTAGTTGGTGCATTCGCCTTTGGTCCTGCGTTGAAATATTTAGGAAGTTTAGGAACTACAATGGGAAAACTTGCTGTTGAAGCTCAAACTTCCGGTTCTGTTATGGGCAATGTTTTTGAGAATATCTCTGCTGGATTGTTAAAACTAGATGATGATGGAAATGCAACTGCTGAGGGATTTCGCAAAGCAGCTGGCGAGGGGGTATCTGCAATGTCCACTATGGCAAATGGTATTACTTCAGTTGCTAGCATGGCATTAGCCGTTATCGGACCCGCAGCCATTCTTGGCTTGGTCGTTGCGGGTGTTGGTTTAATCAATAACCAATTTGGCGCACAGATTGACCAGTTACTAGCTACGGTGACAACTAAAGGGCCACAAATCATTCAAAATTTAGTTGCTGGTATTACTAGTCAAATTCCAGCGTTAATTGCTAGTGGTGCGGATTTAATCGCTAAGTTTGCTAATGCATTCACCGTTATGTTTCCAGTGATTGTGCAGGCTGGTGTTGATTTAATTTCAAGCCTTGTTCAAGGGGTGGGTGCAAACGCTGATAGTTTAATATCGTCAGCTATTCAAATTGTCGGCACGTTTATTAGCTCAATAGCTAGCGCACTACCGCAGCTCTTGTCTGTTGGTATGGACTTCATTGCAAATGTCGTAAATGGTTTAGTTCAAAATTTACCTTTACTTTTGCAATATGCTCAACAAATTGTTAATAATTTTGGTCAAAGTTTGTCTGCTAACATGCCAAACATTATCTCTAAAGGTGTTGAGATTATCACTAACTTAGTCCAAGGAATTATCCAAAATTTGCCAACGATAATACAGATTGCGACGCAGGTTATTACTGGATTTATCACAGGGTTATCTAGTTATTTACCACAAATTTTGCAAGGCGGTATTCAAATCATTGTAATGTTGGTACAGGGTATTCTTCAGAACTTACCTAATATTGTTCAATCAGCAGTACAAATTATTCAATCGTTTATTCAAGGAATTGCACAAAACTTACCGCAAATCATTGCAGCAGGTATTCAACTTGTCGGACAGTTGGCTATTACAATTATCCAAAACATCCCACAAATTCTTGCTGCTGGTATCCAATTGATTGTTGGGCTTGGTCAGGCAATGCTTGAGGCTATTCCTAACGCTTTGAAGGGTGTTTGGGACGGTATTAAGAACGGATTTAGTTCGCTATGGGATACAATTACTGGCAAGAGTTCTGAAACGACTGCAAAAGTTAGCAGCGATGCAGCTCAAATGACTACAGCGGTAGGCACACAAACTAGTCAAATGAGCGCACAAACTAGTGCTGATACAATGGCAACGCTAAATAGTATTAGTCAGAATACTGGTCTCGCCAATTTGAACGCAACTAACAACGCAACTCAAATGGCTTCGAATGTTAATGCACAGACTGGTATCATGAGCGTTCAAGCCCTTAATGATTCCATTGATATGGCTAATGGTATCAATACTAATACAGCACAAGCAAGCGCCAATGCCACAGCCAACGCACAGAACATGGCTAATGGTGTTAATGCTGCAACATCTAGTATGAATCTTGGTGCTGTTAACCAAGCGCTTAGCTTATCTGCTGGAGTATCTAGCAATATGCAAAATGCGCAAGCAAACGCTACAAGTGCAGCGCAAGCAGCGAATAGTGGTGTCAGCTCAAACTTTAACGCAATGCAAGCAAATGCGAGCGGCTCAGCAAGCGGATTATCAAGCAACGTGACATCTGAGCTTAATTCAGCAGCTTCATCTGCTAACTCAGCATCTTCAAAAATGGCGTCAAGCATCACTAATAACTTTAATAAGGCTAAGTCATCTGCATCATCAGCTATGAATAGCTTGGCTTCGACAGTAAGCAGCGGAATGAATAAAATTAACAGTACTGTTCAATCTGCCGGAAGTAAGATGGGCTCAACGCTTAAAAACTCATTCAACAAAGCTAAAAGCGCAGCGCAAAGTGGCATGAATGGGGTTCGTTCAGCAGTTCAAAGTGGCATGAATGGCGCAGTTTCAGTAGCAAGCAGCGCTGGTAATCGTATGGTCTCTATTATGAAGAGCACAAGCGGTGGTATGCGCTCAGCTGGTTATTATGCAGGCGCTGGCTTTGCTAGTGGTCTTTCTAGTTCAGCAGGTTCAATTTATGCAGTAGCAAATGGCATTGCTGCCCGAGTACAAGCAACAATTCGTAGAGCATTAAACATCCACTCACCATCTCGTGTGATGAAATCGCTCGGTGGATATACTGGTGAAGGATTCGCTATTGGTATGTCTGGCTGGATAGGTAAAATCAACGACATCAGCAAAGAATATGCTTTAGCAGTTACTGACCAAAAATGGGGCGTTAGCAGCTCTATGACAATTGCTGGAAGTGTTAGCACCTCAGGTATTTCAAGTTCGCTTGATAGCTTATCAGACGAAGTGAAAAATACTAGCTTGTCAGAACCAGTCTTCGAGGTGCACAATGAAATGGTTGGTGACAAGATTTATACGACTGTCAAAGAAAGAGAAGCTCGTGAACACGCTAAAAATGACTTTTTTAATTACTAGGAAGGGGGCGAAAAAATGGACTTATTGATTGAAAAAGGTACGACATCAGTCAAACTTTCTGAGTATGGCTTTTATAATATTGCTATTGAAGAAAGCGCTCCTGAAATCTCACTGGACCACCGTTCCGTGACGGGAAGAAACGGGATGGTGTTTGGAGGTGCTACTTTTACCACTAAACAGATTAAAGTGACGGGGCGTGTATCTGTTGCGACTATCCAAGATTTTTTTGCAAAACAAGATGATGTGACTGGCTTGTTATTAAGTGATGAGCCGTTTTATATCACTAAGATGTACCCTGATAACGCTGATTTTTACAACTTCCAAACACCGGGGCAAACTACTGGAGAATTAAATATCGCTGGGCAACCGCACACGGCATGGCATTACCGCTGGAAAGTCACAAGCAGTAGTCCAGCTTTTGAATTTGTCGGCAATTCAGGGCAGGGATTGAAATATGATTTTTCAGTTACGTTCACTACTGCTGAGATGCCGTTTGGAGAAACAAAACCTAAAAATATCACATTAAGCGGCGGGAATTTCCAATATCGCGGCACTGCTAATCTATCGCAGTTAGAAGTGCCTTATGTCGTGGAGTTGACATCGTCTGGTGGTCAGTCTAGTTTTTATCTAGAAATTGACGGCACGCGCTTTACCTATTCGCAGTCGGGAAATATCAATTCAGGAGAAGTTTTTAAAATCTCAGGAATTGAAACAAGAAAAGATTTAGTTAACGTTAACGCAAAAACTAATTACGCTTATTTTGTGATTAAACCAAACGCCACAAATACAGTTAGTTATAAAACTGATTTTTTGGGTACTATTAAAATTTTGAACTTTATGGAATTATACAAGTAGGGAGGTGATAGATTGATTATATTTTTAGATGAAAACGATGTGGAATATGGCGCTTTGGCGACTATCAAAGCAACCAATGCAGTGAATGGCGAACGGTCAATAACTGGTGAAATCATTTCAGGGGATGTTGTACTTTCCCGCATCGAACGTGGTTGGCGCTTGCGTTTTGAAGATGAATACTATGTCGTGACTTTTGCTAAACCAGTTGACGAAGGAAAAAATGTACAAGTGTCTTTTGACGCTGTTCATCAGTTCTTTTGGGATTTTGGAAAATCATCAGTCTATGACCAGCTGAACGATGGTTCTCATACGTTTAGAGCTTATCTTGATTTTATCTTCAACGGCAGCGGATATAAGTATGACATCGAGACTTCTTTGATGGTTAAAGCGTTTGAGAAACAATCATTTGGCTACAAAAACCGATTGAGCTTGTTCAACGATATTATCACCTCATCAGGTGTTGAATTTCAAGTCAACGGAAAAGTGGTGCGGATACTAGCCAAGGTCGGTACTGATTTATCAACGGTTGTCCGTAAAAATTTCAACCTAAACGAGCTTGGAATTGAAAAGAATATCGGTGATTTTGTCACTTACCAAAAAGGTTTTGGTGCTTATTTTGATGAAGAAGACCACTCCAAGGGGCGGCTGGAGGTTGAATACACTAGTCCTTTGGCAAGCGTTTATGGGAAATTAGAAGCAGACCCGCTCGTAGATGAACGCTACAAGCAATCGGAAAGCTTGTTAAATGCCTTAAAAAATACCGTGGATAATTCTTACACTATCTCAGTTAGTTTAGATATGGAAGATTTAACACGGGCAGGTTATCGCTATACACAACCTGTTGCGGGTGATTACATCATGGCAATCAACGAAACGCTTGGGTTTAAAGAAAAAATCCGAATTGTTTCGTTTACGAGTGAATATGATGTGACTGGGAAACTTATCAAGCACACAGTGACCTGCAACGATATTGGTTCAGTTAAAAAGCTATCAGCTAGCTACACGCATACCCAACACCAAGCAGCAAATGCTGAGGCAAATGCCAATACGGCTTATGAATTTGCCAACAAAGCGCTTGTTTCTGCAGACGGTAAAAACACTAACTATTACGGCGATACTTTTCCAGTGGATAACCCAAAAGGCACGCTAAAAAAAGGAGATCTGCTCTTTTTAACAGTTGGTGATAAAGTCAAGCAGTATTACTGGAACGGTGCAGATTGGGTAATCAATCCAGTTCTTGATGACGTAGAAGCGTTCAAGGAACAAATAGCTGAGGAACTAAAAGACGTACCAAACCGCGAGGAATTTGAAAACAAAATTTCTGAGGAATTGGCTAATTCAAAAGCGGAGATTGAAACGCAGATTGAAACAGCCAAAACGCAAGCAGAAAGCAATGCCAAAGAGTATGCTGACACGATCAACCAAGAAACAGCTAAAGTGGCAGAGCTAGCCAATGCGGCAGCGGGCGAAATCAAGGCGGACTTGGTGAACGTTAAGAACAACTTAACTGAAACAAGTCTTGTCGCAAACAATGCCCAAGCAGCAGTTGATGCAGCTAAGCAAGACTTGACCAATGTAACTAACGAGTTGAACACTGCTAAGCAAGACTTGGTGAGCCACGCCCAACAATTGCAGACGCAAGCCAATGCCCAAACGGAATTGACTAAACGTGTGACAACTGTTGAAACGACCGCTAACGGTACGAAGACGACTGTTAGCGAGTTAAGCAAAACGGTAGATAGTAATACGAAGAATATTACTAGCGTTACTGCACGAACTAAAGTAGTTGAAGATGACTTAACTAGCACTAAAACAACGCTATCTCAAGTTAAGACGACAGCCGACAGTACCAGTAAAAAAACAGCTACTTTAGAAACTGGCTTGGATGGGTTAAGTGCGAAGTTTAATAGTTTGTCGGTTGGTAATAAAAACTATCTACCTACTTCAAGAGTGGTCAATCGTGGTTGTAGTAATTTCAATTACAGTAATACATCTAATAGTTGGACAATGACAGCACCAGCAAGTTCAACAGCTTTTGGTAATGGTATCGCGTTCAATACAAGTGGTCTTGACATTCTTTTAAATGGTGGCGAAACGCTATTCTTTGGCTTGATGATAAAGGCAAACAAGGCATGTTCTTTTAACTACGACGTTAACAATGTTCTGTCTGGTACAACGTCAAATGATAATGACGATACAAGTAAGCGAACGCATTTTCCATCCAACAAAAGCATTCCAGCAAATGTTTGGACGAGGGTCTGGTTTAGCTATACTGCTAAAAACAACGTGCCAATTACAGAATGTAATTCTAATTTTGGTATTGTCAACAATACCGAACCAATCACTGTTGAAATCAAAGAGGTTATGGTCGCTAAGTCAAATATACCTGTTGATTATCAAACACCCGATGCCGACATCGAGCAAAAGGTTGCTGAATACAAGCAAACCGCCGACCAAAACTACGCAAGCTTACAATCTAATTTGCAAACTTTAGATGGTACGGTTAAGCAGAACAAGTCAGAGTTCGACCAAACAGCTAGCCAGATTAAAAGCAGTATTTCAGCAGTTGAAGGGAAGATTCCGAAAAGTGTAGATACTGTTAACTTAATCAAGAACACCGATAAACCATTCACTATGGGCTATGGCATTACTAACACAACTTGGGATGATGATAAGAAGTGGGCTTATCTTGATTTAACAGACCCAAACACTGATACAGCCAAAGCAAGGGAAATCCTTCCACAAGGCCAGTTTTATAATTTTAAGCCAACTAAGGGCATGACTTACACGCAGTCTATTTTGATTGATACAGACGCAACGTTTAACCCGAACGGACAGCCTAATAACTCTTGGTTCACTAGTCAAGGCCACAATCAGAAGCGAGGTTACTTCGAGAAGCTTAGCGAAACGACTTATCGCTTTTGGTCAACATGTACGTGGCAATTAGAGGACATTGCTCTTCGTGCGTTTGACTGGTTCAGCTTACATACAGTTTTAGATTTTCGTAATAGCGGAACATATTTAGCGTTTTACAAGCCAAAATTAACTACTGGTACTTTGCCAAGCGATTGGTCACCAGCGCCAGAAGACACAGCCGAACAAATCAGCTCGCTATCTAGTGAAATCAAACAAACCGCAGACGGCATGACGCTGCTTGCAACGAAAACAGAGGTTAACAGTGCTAAAGCTGAGTTGCAAAGTGGCATTACCACAGCTACCAATAAAGCTAACAGCAACGCACAAACAATCAGTACGCATACAACTCAAATTTCAGCACTTAATACTGGGCTTTCTGCTAAAGTATCACAATCTGATTTCAACACACTAAGCGGTCGTGTGACAACTGCTGAAAACAATATCATAGCTAAAGCTAACGAATTGAGCAGCAAGATTACGAGCGTCGAAGGGAAATTGCCAAGCGGTGAAATAAACCTTGTTGCGTACGGCAGACCAGCTGATGGTTACAGTCCATATCGTAATGTGGAATACACAACACATGAATTTTATTACAATGGCTCTTTTAAAATGTATATTATTAGAAATACGGCTACCAGTGAGAAAATATTTCGTATGAATCGCTTTAAAGTTGAACGTAATACCGATTATACTTTGTATTTTAAAGGTTTTAATAATGGTAGCGTTACTAATATGGACGTCTGGTTTTTGAAACGTGTTAATGGAAGTAAGAATGATTGGGACTCATCACAACGGTTAGTTACTGATCGCAAATTATCAGTTTCAAGAGCAGAAGATGTTTCAGTAACTTTCAATACTGGTAACTATGATGAGGGTTATATTCGTTTCGACAACAACGGTACAAGGCACGCAGGTACTTCAGCTGACTTGTATTTCGGTGATGTTTCGGTTAAGAAAGGCAAATCAAATTCTGGTTGGAGTCCTTCGTTAGCTGAATTGGCTAGCAGTAAAGACTTAAAGACTGCACAATCTGAGTTTAAACAAACAACAGATTCAATCAAGGCAAGTGTACAAAGTCTTGATAATAACACAGTCAAAAGTTCTAGTCTGACCATTAACACAGACGGTGTGGTAATTAAGGCTGGCAAGTCAACCAGTGATTTTGCTAACGCGGTCGGCTCTTATTTCAGCGTTAATCAAAACGCTATCAACCTGTTCTCTGACAAAATCAATGTCAAAGGCAACATGATTGTTAGCGGAGCGATTACTAGTGATAAGATCGCCAGCAAACAAATCAACACAGCGCATCTAAACGGTAAAATCATTACCGCTGATGTCATCTCAAGTAATGCCGTGACAGCTGACGCTATTAAAGCTGGTGCAGTCACCACTGATAAAATGAGCGCAAACAGCATCAATGGTGACCGTATTACAGCTGGCACTTTAGACGCTGCAAAAATCAAGGCTGGTAGCATTACAGCTAGTCAGATTGCAAGCGGTACGATTACAAGTAACCAAATCAAGGCTGGTGGCATTAGTGCTGCAAACATTGCTGCTGGAGCGATTACCACTAGTAAGATTGCGGCAGGGGCAATTGATGCTAGTAAGATTGCTGCTAATGCTATCACAGCGAATATGATTACTGGGGGACAACTAAGGAGTACAAACGGAGCGACTGTATTCGACCTAAACGCAGGAACGCTAACTTTTAATAATAACTACGGATATATACAACGTGTCGCGGGTGACAAAATTTTTGAAATTACAACTTGGTTGGGTACGAACAGTAACTCCCGAGATTATCTGATTTCCGCTTTTAACGTTAGAAAAAGTGATAACAGTAGACGTGCTGGGATAGAATTCACTCTTTATAACACGTTAAGTGACAAACCCACAGCCGAAGCTAACATGCACGCTGACGCTCTTAGTTTATACGATTCTCAATATACAAGGTTATTCACTGTGTATGGAAAAAGTTCTTATATGAGTAATTTTAATTTTCGAGATTGGGGAGATATTCCTTTTGCTCAGGTACACGGTGGATTCCTAGCTCAAGACATAGGACTTAGAGGTCATACGGAAACACTCTTAGTTATCCTGGAAAGGCTATGCAAAAAAGCTGGTGTTATGTGGCTTTAGTGAAGGAAAATAAAAAAGAGGAAGATAAAAATGAATAAAACTCAAGAATTAATTCAACAAAAACTAGCGTTAGAAATTGCAAACAAAACACTTCAGCTTGCAGGTTTAGAAGCTGAGCTAGAACAAGCACGAGAAACAATTGCAAATTTGGAATCTCAGCTTGAAACAGCATCTGAATTGAAAGGGGGTGATGAATAATGAGAGCATGGTACGTTGTCGGAAAATATCCAATCTATACCGATGGTAAAATCACACACACAGAAATTACATTGGCTACTATGTCAGGAAGTTACGGCACATTTACTGAACGCGTTATTGGTGACCAAACTAGCAAAACCAACGACGAGCTTATCAAATTAGCTCGTGATGCTTATTTCAAATCTGAATATGCAGATAAAGCTATGCCAGAAGCGGTTCAAAAGGTTGATGAACTTAGCAAAAAAACTGCTGAATATGAAAAAACCATCGACCAAATGCAAGCAGCCATTGACAAATCTGAAAAAATAGCTCAACTAACGACTGCTACACTTAATGAATTGATTGGCGTAGTGTACCCTGAAGAAGCCACTGACGGTGCTACAGATGAAACTACTAAAGAAAATTAAAAATACAATCATAGGAGGTAAAACAATGATGATTAACTATTTTGCAATGCAAATTGAACTAGGCTGGATCACTATTGAGCAAGTTCCAAAACGTTTCCGTAAGCAGGTGCAAGATTTGCTTGATTTGTCTCATGCAGGATTGCAAGACGAAGAACCAGCTGGATAAAGCTTAGGAAGCGAGTGGGGATTATGCAGGGTGAATTTTTGACAGGGATATTTTCGTTGATTGCTAGCCTGGTCGGCACGTTTGGCGGTATTGTCACGAGTACTAAGCTGACCAACTATCAAATCAATGAGTTGAAAAATCGTGTCGATAAGCACAATAATGTAATCGAACGAACTTTTAAATTGGAAGAACACAGTAAGTATATTGATGAACGCCTCGCACGTCTGGAAAGCGAGGTTGAGAAATGAAAAATTATTTTGAAAAATTGGGAATCAAAGTTTTAAAAACTATGGCGCAATCAGCAGTTGGCGTCATAGGAGCTAGCACAT